GGTTATAAATTTCAGCACCGTTTTTCCGCACTATCAGACGGCATGAGGAGTAAATATCAGTATGCTCTCTCTCATGCTTAGCGCCACTGAATGCCACCGCCGGAATAACAATCTGCCGGTCAAACGGCTGATCGTCATAAACCCTGACGGTAATGGTCCCTGATGGCCACCGCTCCGGTGCCCGGGAGTCCCGCGGAAAAGCCTTACCCACTGTTTTGACTATATCGCCTTCAATCTGGTTGGCTGACAGTTTCCCCTTAATCTGACAGTTCTCATTAATTGTGACATTGTTGAGCGTCCCGGCGTTCGCATTCACACTGCCACTGATATCTGCATTTTTAGCGGTCAGCTTTCCGTCCGGTGTCAGGGAAAATGCCGGAGGATTACCGCCGCTGGTAATGGTGGGAGCCGTCAGGCGTTTCAGGAACACGTCGTTCATGAATATCTGATCGCCCTGACCAACAAACATCGGCTTTGTGTTGCCATTCGCAGGATTAATCATCGCAATCCTGTCTGCCGCCAGCAGCACCTGACTCTGCATTCCTGCTGGCGTATTCTCAATACCGGCACCGATACCCGCAATATAAAGGCGTCCGTCCTTCATCTGTTGCAGCTTCACAGCCCACATGCTGTTCAGATTATTATTTGTATCAACCTGAACCTTCTGTATCTGCTGGATCGCTGCACTCTGGTCTTCCAGTTTCTTATTGACGGTCTGCGTGATTTCATTACTGACATCCGTGATGGACGTTCTGATTTCCGCCAGGTCAGGCGCAAGCTGACCGTTATCAATCTGAGTCCACAACTCCTGAGCCAGATGGGTTTTCCCTATCTCTCCTTTGAAAAAATCCAGATAGCCGGATGCATCATCACTCGGCTGGCCAACAGCCTCCACAAATGCCGATTTGCCAACGGTGTTCACACTGCGGATATAAAAGTAATAATCATGGCCCGGTTTGATATTGATACTGGCGGCTATCCAGTACAGCCCCGTGCCAAGGTAGCGGGCTGTGGTTTCAACCTGCCTGATATCGGTAATCCGCGTTTCCGAAAACCAGAACTCAAACTGTACCGTCGGGTCATACACCGCAAGACGCGGGACCGCTGTTATCTGAAAATAGCCCGGTGTCAGCTCAATCGTGGCGGGTACCGCAGGTGCATTAATCCTGAACGTGGTGGTGGCCGGTTCCCCCTGCTGGCCATAACTGTTAATTGCCCTGACTGTCAGGGTGTATTCCCCGAGCGGCAGACCACTGAAACGATGCTCTGTATCCGCAGTGATGGCGGTGGTCACCAGACGGCTGTCTTCTCCGCTTCCGCTGGTCAGGCGCAGACTGAAGCGCACACCCTTCACCACCCGCGGCGTGTCCCATTTCGCCTGTGCCAGATACTGACCGTCAGCCGCGCTCACCTCCACCGTCAGGTGCTGCACTGCCGGTGGAATAACGCTGTTCAGGGTGCCTGACTGCGGCTCAAAGCTGGCCCCGTTATCCACGATGGCTTCTTTTTCCGGTACGTGCTGCACCGCCGTGATGGCAAAGGTGCCGTCCGTGTTTTCCCGGATGGAGACACAGCGGAACAGGCGACGACGCAGTGACGGCAGGGAGAGTCCCCATACACCGTATGTCTCCACACCATCAGGCAGGGTGCTGACCTGTATCCGGTCCGGCGCGGGGTGTGCAGTGATGGCCACGCTCACCGGCTTACCGCTGCCGTTAATCAGGTTCACCGTGGCGGCACCGGTCTCCGGCAGGGTCACCTCACGGTCCAGCGTCAGGGTGCGGCTGGCGGCATCGATGGACAGGACACGTCCGCCGGTCATGGTCCCGGCATAGTCGTTATCACAGATTTCAATAATGTCACCGGGTGTGTGACGCAGCCCCTGTGACCCGAGCGTGAAATCCACCGTCTGCGTTTCCAGCAGTCCGGTCTTTATCACCCACAGCCCGGCACGGTGGGCCTGACCGCGACTGGTGCAACCGAACGCATCCATCTTCAGCAGGTTGCGCCCGTAGCGCAGTATGGCTTCCGGGTCTTCCACCAGTTCCGTGGAGGTCTGCCAGCCGTTCTGCGGGTCGGTGTAATTCACCTCCACCGCCGTGTGGCGGTCCTTCAGGGCGCTGAAGCTGTAGCGAAACCCCACGCCGTTATCATCCACCACCACATCGCTGTTGGTGTACGGCCACACCACATCCGACTGGCGGTCCTGAACGAACGTCAGCGTCTGGCCGTTCCATACCGGCATACAGCGCATCGCCGAGCAGAAATCCCCCAGGACATCCCAGACCTTACGCTGCTGTGACAGGTACGCATTGAAGGTCATCCGCGGCTCTGTGCCCCCGAAACCATCCGGGACCGTCTGGTCACAGTACTGCCCGATGGCATACAGTGCCCACTTGTCCACATCCGCCGCCCCCAGGCGTTTTCCCATGCCGTAGCGCGGGTGGGTCAGCATGTCCCACAGGCACCAGGCCGGGTTATTGCTGTATGCCGGTTTCAGGCTGCCGTCCCAGATACCGCTGTAAGTGCGTTTTTCCGGGTCATAGTTTGACGGTACCTGAATGATGCGACCGCGGATATGGTAGTTCACCGTCATCTGCTGGCCACCAAACTGCTCCGCATCCACCTGCAGGCCCACAATCGCCGTATTAGGGTAGCACTGTTTCACATCGATGATTTCGGTGTATGACGACCAGAGCGTCTTATTCTGCAGCTGGTCCGAGGTGCTGTCCGCTGTCTCCCGGACCATCCGGATGTTAAAAGGACGGGGCGGCAGATTATCCAGAATCACCGACGCCAGAAACTGCGAGGTGGTCTTGCCGTTAATGGTGACATCCTTTTCCGTCACCCAGTTACCGTTACGCTCAAGCTGAATCAGCAGCCGGACAGAAGAGGGATTACGGTCACCCTTTGAGGTGGTCTCCACCAGTGACTGCACCCCGAAGGTAACCCGCAGGCGGTCAATGTTCGCGGACGTAATGGTGCGCGTCACCGGCTTTGCCTTCGTCACTTCCACGCCCAGTCCGGTTTCAGCTCCGGAGGACTCAAAGCCTTCCGGTGGTGTCTGCTCCTGCTCCCCGGCACGCCAGACCGCCGTCACACCGTGTATCACGGGATTACCGTCCGTGTCCGTCAGCGGGGTTTTGTTCACCAGGATACTCTGCGGTCCCTTCAACGGGCCTTCTATCGGTCCCTCACCAATCGCATCAATCACACTCATCATCTGCGTGGATTTGAGATTATCCTTCGCCTCACGCGGTGTGTGCCCCTTGCCGCCCCCTTTACCCACTCTGTCCCCCTCTCCTGTCTGATGTCTGAATCTGTTTATGCCAGAAAACAACAGGCACCCCGGAGGGTGCCTGTGTCATGACGGAATAAAATTTCTGAAACTCTTCACATTTCCGGCAATTGCCTGTAGCCGCAATAATGACGCTGCGTTACTTTTTTGATGCCTGAAAAATAACTCCATAACGTTAATCTTCATCGTTCTCTCCCGCAGCTCCGCTAACTCTGCGGGATTTTTTTATTTTCATCCCCGCCCGATAACCACCACTTTCCCGTCTCCGCCCTCATCACGGGTGCTGATGTCCTGGGATATCCGTCGTGAACCAACCAGCATTTCACCATAAGGCACCGGCATAGGGTTACCCTGGGCAATCATGTTATCCAGCGACGAAAAGTACGTGTTCTGTTTACCGTTATCCGTTGCCCTGTATTCCGGTGTTTTTGGCTTCGGGGCCAGCATCTGTGCCACACCACCCAGAATCATGCTGGCACCCAGTGAAAACAGCATCGTGGTGGCAGAAAAACCGCCGGCACTCAGCGCTGCACCCCAGGCTGCCATCGATGCTCCGGCCGTGAAGAAAGAGCCCACGATGGCTGCCGCCCCCAGCACAATCTGCAGTCCGCCTTTCCCTGCACCGGCCAGTCGCGGCACAATATGGATGACCGCCCCCTCACCCAGTTGTTCGTGAAGGCGGGCATACACCGCCTCCGGTGCCGTGTCATCACCGGCAATACGTATCTGGTACCAGCCTTCGTTCATCTGGCGGCGGAATCCCGGCACCTGCAGCGACAGGGCACGGATGGCTTCCGCTGCCGTGTTCACGTACAGGCTGAGGCGGCGGCCAAATCGTTGTAAATCCCCGTGAAGGCAGATGCGTGCCAGTGGCGGTGACGCCAGACAGAATGCGTTCGTCGTTGCCATTTTTCGGAATACCTCTCCCGTTTACTCA